CAAGAGTTTTATGTTTTGTTTTTTTATCCGTGACAATAAAAAGTGTCGGAGAGAACTTGAACTTACGTTGAATACGTTGTCCATTCTCGTAACCAAGGTAAAGCAAGTTGTCCCCAACCATTTGTATGTTTGTATAAAAACTCATTTAGTAACGATCTCGTATTTCTTTTTGATTTCGTTTGTCGGTTCTACTATTGTAGCAAGAGTTTCAGAATATAGCAATACGTCTGTGTCAGTTGTGTAACGTGGCCAAGGTTCTAATGTGCCATCATCCTTGACTAGGTACGGATCCTGAAGGTGGCAATTCGGTTCCTCCTCCAGTTGTTCCACCTTCGATATCAGGTGTATTCCCGATCGTAGGATCACTACCATCACTTCCATCATCATCCTCCAATAATTTTTCTGCTTCTTTAAAGATGTCTTCCATGTCCATGTCATCCTCAAAAGCACCTGCAATGGCATCTTCATGTTTCTTGAAGTTTTCATTGTAAAAGTCTTCCTTAATGGCATTCACATATTGTTCAGCAATACTATCCAAAGGAGCGTATGCTGTAATCACATGAGAACCAGGTAGAAAGAAATCTCTATCCTTACTCAGGGGTGCCCATGGGAACCATGATACTTGATAACCTTTAGTTCTATCAAGCACAATACCACCCTCAGCGTCAGAGACAATCTCTAGACGAAAGGGTTTGTGCAACTTAAAACCAACAGGGTCTTTAGTCTCAGGATCAAAGACCTCCTGTGCTTCAGTTATAATCTCTTCACCTGATCTTAATAATAAAAGCGTTACGCTCATTCTACTTGTCCACCCATCTTGCGTACATTAGTAATGTATGTATCACGCAAACTTGGGACTGGTTCTAGGATAGTTATAACCATATTATGATTGATTGCTATTCTAGTTTCTGGTGTGAGAGGACACCATGGAGAGTAGTGTACTTTAACTTCTGGATCTTCTACTATACCAGTAGTTCCATCTGTCTTAGGTTTGTCGTACTCTACTAGGTAAGGGTAGTTAAAGATATATGCTTGACGTTGGTTACTAGTCTTATCAACTGCTTCCTGTAAGTCTGTAATAATTTGATCACCATTGTGAAGTATAACAACTTTAACCCTATCAGGATTAACGAGTGTATTATCAATACCTTTGGGAGTTACATTAATTGGTTCTTTCTTTTTTGCCATTCTCGCTAGCTCTTATATAAACATTATAAAGGAGGGATCAACGTTTGTCAACCCCTCCTATGTAGGACTAAATAAAGTCCTTTCTAGCGTGATGGTCTGGAACTACTTTTCCCAGTTGTACCACGAGCAATCCGTCGGTGAATTCGACTCCTCGTATTTCGGTATCATCAGAGAGTGTCCAGACCCTAGAGAACGACCTGCTGGCCACTCCTCTATGTCTAAACGTTCCATCATCTTCCTGTTTTTCTTTGCTGCCTTGTACATGTAATTTTCCAAACTCCGTAAAGACTTTGAGTTCATCTTTTTTGAAGCCCGCCAAGGCAACCTCCAACCTCGATTCCACATTGTTAATTTCGATTATGTTATATGGTGGGTAGTTGGAAGTCGTATCTACTCCATCCCAGAATCGATTGAGGTATTCATCCATTCCTATGCTGTTACGATTAATCTTCTCTATAAGTTCTGGAAGATTTGCAGCATGGTATCTTGCTAAGTTCATAATAGTTCTCCTTAAATAAGCGAGTGTTTAATTTGTGTACCCGAAGCGTACACTATTATTTAAGCACGAACTATAAAAAAGTGTTATGGTATAAACCGATACTATGAGTTCGGTTAATCCTCTTTCTTTTTTCCAATATTGTATTTACTCTCTAATGTCCAATCTCCTTTCTCTTTATAAGCAAGGACTTTTATCTGACTTAGAGGTGCTACGTCTGCTATAACTTCTTTAGCGTTGATGGATACTAATCCCCAATCACCTAGCAACTGTACTATGCGATTACGACGTTGTACATCATTTGTACTTAAGTTTGCTTTCTTACCATCAAGAGCAAACAGTTCTTTAAAATGTACAATATAATATCTACCCTGTTTGTGAAGGATGTGACACGATTGATATAACTTCTTTTCTTTACGTGAAGCTACTCCAATACGTGTTAATGTTTCTCTAACTTTAAGGAAGTCATCGGGTTCCTTCAACCCAACTTCCACCATTTGTTCGGCAGTCCATTGGACTTCTTCGATCGCATTCATTTCTTTCCTCCCATGTCATATTTGTGTCGTAAAGATTCAATTTGAGATTTGGTTAGAAGACTTAATGCGACCTTCGCTTTTTCATTACTATATCCATAGTGTTTCTTGACCAGATCCAAGTCCTCGACTTGTTCTTTCTTCAACCACGGGGAAAACCTTTTCTTTTTCCTCAAAGTATATAGGTAGAAAGAATACTGCATGTCCTTATCGACATGGGAATTAAGATTTATCTCGTTCGCCAATAAGATACTATCCAGAGTACCAGACAAACATCTATTAATGATGTAAGGAGGATAAGAAGATATCGCTGTAGGGTCATCAGCAAGGAGATCTTTCTTACTGAAGTTGATAGAATTAAGCCAGTCTTTAAGTTCATACTTCATTGATCAAGGTTGCAAGATTTCCAACACCAGAACTCTTCTTAGTTCTAGCATATTTCCTACCCCTTGTTTCTGACATATTTGTCAGATGAGTTCCCCATCTTAAATTCTCAACATGATTACATCTATGTCCTTTTGATCCATGACAGATTTCCTCACCATCACGAGGTGGTCTCATCCAACAATCAGCGACCATCAGATGTACAGATCTTGTTGTTTGTTTTATTCTTGTGCCATCTTCATTATGATGAGAAATATTCACACAGTAATAATGATACTTTTTATCTTTATTATTTCCCTGTAAACCATAATTTAATTTGATGGTTCCCCATTCGTTGATCTCACCAAATCTACTGTTGATATCATACTCTCCTGGTGTACGATATATGCCCTCACCATCCCTACTTACATAGTATCTTTTAAATACTGGATGTTGTTTAACACCTTCTGGTGGAGTTAAATCTGGAAATAAGTTTACTGCCATTACCAAACCCTCACAGGACCGACAACACCAGTTTCAGAATTGTTTATTCTGTAAATCATAGTTCTCCCTTGTTTTGTATTACAGTGGATTTCACCACCTTGGATTATTGCGGTAGCGATATCGGTACCGAATGTAGAGTATGGACCTCTACGTGTGTGATATAGTTGTGCCTTACCTGATGGCAGTACACGAACCCCCAAACTTCCCATAATTTGTAATTAATAATTCACGACGTTTGTGTTGATCCTCCATGTAAGTACCTGTGGATCTCATTGTATAAGTATGAGCGAAGTCATACTGACACCACTCTAAAAATCTCATAACAATATCAGGGTGGTTGTTATAACTTATCATAACATTACATAAGCATTTGTCAAATGTATCAGCAAACCTTGCATGATCAAATCCTTTATGCTTATCACCCTTATGTCCATACAGAGCATCCTTAATATCATAAGGAGGATCTGCATAGATGAAAGTTAACGTTTCATCGGAAACGAGTTCCTCGTAGGAAAGGTTAGTAATCTTCCATCGTTGGATGAGTTCGCTATATTCTGGCAATCTGTCAATTCCCCGAATGGAGAAGTTTGAATTGCTGGCTGCTTTTGAGAATGAACTGCTCTCTGTGAGACCACTGAAAGAACACTTATTAATAATATAAAAAAGGACCGCTCTATCCTTCGGGTCAATGTCAGTTTCATTTAGTTTCTCCTTTGCATCTAAAAATAATATCTTTGCTGATTCTTCATCAGGATGAAAGTTCTTTACTCTCGTCAACTCACGATGAAGATAGTCACCATTGTCTCTTAACTGAACCCAGAAATTATACAACGGTTCATATAAATCATTAACCCAAATGGGTACCTCCTCAGGTAATCTCCTAGTCATTTCTATGGCCATGCTACCACCGCCTAGAAAAGGTTCACGATATTCTGTTATATCTTTACTAGGCAAATATTGCAGTAACTTTGGAACTGCCCTTGATTTACCACCATGATATCTTAGAGGGGTTTTAAGTTTCATTCTTCAACACACTCCAATTCTTGTATAGAATCTACTGGTACTTCATTACCACCTATCATATACCAGTGCTGTGGAATACCAATACTATCTTTTCTAACACCTAAGTATGAGAGATCACTAAAGGAATGCTCTCTTAGCATTGCCTGTAATCTCCAATGTATAAGTTCAGACTTCTTCATCAGGTGTCTCTAACCAAATAATATAATCATCAGGATCAATCTCCGTTAGATCTATTTGATCACGGTTAAAATCACCTGTTGGAGGTGGGATCAAAGGTTCGTATAATCCTCTACCACGAGGAATATAAGTCTCTGGAACTGTTAATACTTCTACCAGTAGATTGATATCAGCAGAAATACCTTCATTGGACTGTGCCATTCTACGATATCCTGTGCCCACAAGGATTTGTCCTGTTACAACAGCAATAGTTGCAGCACCCCAGAACATATAATAAAATCTAGATTTCATTTGTGCTCTGATCTTGTCACGTTTTTTCATTAGTTTTGTCATAATCATTTGAATTCACACTCCACCATCAGTTCAGTAAGAGCTGCTAATAAGTTAATTTCATCGTCAGCAACAAATGCTGATTGGTATTGATATTTAGGAATAATCAACACAGCTTGAGGTATACTCTGTGG